CTCAGATGGGCCTTTCCCTTTCTTAAAGATAGATCCTGATTGGGGAACAGCAGGGCCAACTAACTCCACATCCTCAAAATGTGCCCAAATAGTATAACCTGCGGTTGTAGGACCTGCAGCTACAGTCAATGGTGAGTAAGCGTAAAGCCTTAACACACCTAACTGACCATATCCACCAGCTCCACTACCACCAGGCAAATAATAAGTAGGAACATAGTTCATGGAACTCAAGTAAGGTATAGTCATGTGTGCTTCGGTATCACAATTAACATCTAACTGTACATTAAACAACTGGGTTCTTTGTACGCGAGTGTTAAATCGTGCGTTCACAACATTAGCTTCCTTACCATTGTTACCTGAGCCACAAGTGGGTAAATAACATAACATATATCTACCTTGTTGAACTCTTGAACCATTGATTTGTATCCTAATTTTCATTGTAGCTCTAATCCCTAAAAACCCACGTATCTTTTCCCTATAAAGAGTAGAGATATTGACCATATCAAAAGGAAGATTACCTTGATAAATGACCGTTGCAGTGGTGTCAGTTGTGGATACAACTCCAGAAGATAGGATAACTGGCTTCCTAAGGAACGTAGCGATGTCCTGCTGGTAGTTCGTGGAAGAACTACGAAAAATTACATCGTCTATGCCTATGGGGCGGGCCGGTTGTGCCGATACTACATTTGCATCAGCAGTGAACCCCGTTGTGGCCTCCTCATCGTGCTTTTGTTCTCCCTCTACAACGGTAGAAGGATAATTGTTATTGGTTGAAACAGGCATAACACCCTGTGTATTTAAATTTGCAGCAAGTGTAATATTTAAGTCATGACACACACTCAGGAATCACAACCGTACTGGTGTACCTTGGAATTTAGTGGGATTGCCACCGAAGCTTCCTAGTATTATAAGCCTAAATAGGCCACTTCGTTATTGTCATAGCAGTATTCTTTTGTTTACCTCTCGGCACCAGATTTATCCGCCAGAATAAGATCACATGACAACCATTGGGGTGCTGCTATCCTTGCAGCAAAGGAGTCCGCTATCCACAGACCATGGGGGTTACAGTTTGAATTCGGGTAACAGGAAATAGGAAAGTTTTAACTAAAAACTCGAAAGCACTTTTTAACGTCAGTGACGACGGTGCTAAAATTACAAGATGTACTTATCACCATTAAGAACCATTGATTGCAAATCCTCATACTTTGTTTCCAAGGGTATAGACGTATTCAACAATGGATAGTGCACCCTAAAACTATCAATAATCTTAGGTGCCCAATCATCAAAAATATATCTGGGATGCAAACTCAGTTCCTTAATAGACGAAACAACATTTTCTGCGGGTATAGTCTCAGCATTTGAGCCTCTTTTCGTCCAACAAGGGGTATTGAGTATGACTTCAAGTCGTATAGGTGCTATCCATCTATTAAGATGTTCCACTTTCCTAAAGGACCTTTTAAGAAACTCAACTTCGGTTATTGGTCTAAAGGGCACAAAAGCTTCACCTTTCATCTCTGTGGTGTATATTAAGCCAATGTCTGACATAAGACCCACAAGAGTAAGCTCGTTTAGATAAGGTCTTAAAACTTGACTAACACTAAAGACATGGTCATCACCTAGAATAATCATCTTAACATTCTGATGAAAACTTAGACACAAATCGTTTTCTTCGCACACTATCCTAAAACAATACATGAAAGCATATAACACATACAATGTGTTGATAGTAGCGGTCATTGGATTACCAGAAGGCAACGAGCCACTCCATGTCATGTACAAATCTTCAAGCATATGTCGAGAATTAGTGATTTCATACCATAACAACCTTCTAACCCTATTGTCCTCCTCAGCATCTCTACCATACCAATCAAGGATTGCTTCAAGTATAAAGCCATGAATTTTCGGACACTCTGTGGCGTCTAGACCTTTAAAATCTCCGGCACCAACTTGAGCTATATCAAAATCAAAAGAGTTCAATTCGCGTGCTATAAAATCCCAGTCTGTACTAAATGCATTAACACCTATAGCCGAATAATTGAAAATCTTATTATTCTGAAACTCAGAAATAAACGCACCAAAATATCGGCCGAATAACATACACAAGTTGGCTCCTGCCCCTGAAACCAGGCGTGGAGCTTTTCCAAAATCCCTTAATTCATCTTTCAAAAAATCAGTATAGATGAAGAATGGTCTAACATTATTGTGCAACATATCCTCTTGCCTTTTAATGTCAGCTATTAGAATCTGAAATTTGTTTACTCTATCCGGATCATCTCTAATAAGTGCCAACTGCTTTTTGAAATTGACTCCTCGAGGCAAGTTATAAGGATAACCTGGACTCGTGTTCAATGGTATACCCCTAATCTCCTCAATAAATCTACTTCCATAAGCAACTTCCATGTAATCAATTAAATATTTCTTAAATTTCGTTGGATGCCTTATAGCCAAAAACGAGCTAAGATCACCATAAGCTGTACGCATCTGAAGAGTATTAAGCAACACAGGACCCTTGCAATATTTAGTAAGAGTACCATAAAATATATCATACTTGTCAATCGTGCTCTTTAATTTGACTGGAGCTTTAGATGGCGTATAATATGTACCATGCATTCGCGATCTCATAATAGCTGTCTTACCGTTCCTGAATGCACTAGTATCTAGTAACCCCAAATCTCCAAAATGCTTAACACCAAATAGATCTGAAGATTGTGGTGTGATAAGCTGATCAGGTTCTTCAAATGTAAGTTCAGTCCTACTTTCAAACAATTTAAGATCAGCTTCAACATCCTCAATGAACAAAGGTGATGCTTATGAGACTCCAGCTGAATTGACGCCTGCAACATGTAAAGCACCAATCTTACGAAGGGGTTCCTTCTTATTATAAATAAAAAGTATGGAACCACAATCTCCGTCACCAGTATTACCCATATAAGTATAATGTTTTGGTATCACAATATCACCTATCTCTTCATTACCGTAAGGTAATGCGTGGTTGATAGCTGATGCGTAACCAACTTGCTTACAAGACTTATGATCACGTTCAAAATTTATGCTATAAGATATGTTGGTCAACTGAGTGCCCCATGAATCTTTAGAACATATATTTTTAAGTATATTCCTATGTGGT